CTAGGTGATGCCGATGAACAATTGAGTAATAAATTGTTCAATGATTTCAAAATTAAAAAACCTGTTCAGGTTGTTGTTCAACCAACGAAAGAAGGACCTATGATGGGTTTTGCACCTTTCTTAGATTATGCCGAAGAATTTGCATCAGGTATTGAACTGAATAAAGCGGATGTATTATGTGTTACTACACCTAGCCGTGAATTAGAAAATCAATACAATCAAGTGTTCGGTTCTGGCATTCAAATTGCCTCTGCAATTCCAAAAGTATGATAAAATACTTGAATGAGTAAATACTACACGAATGTTGCCGTTCAAGGCAACAACATTCTTTTCAGAGGTATTAAAAACGGCAGGCGAGTAAAGATGAAAATTCAATACTCGCCTACTTTGTTTTTGCCATCCAAGAAATCATCTGAATGGAAAACACTATTCAATGAAAACTTAGAACCAATGAAGTTCGGAGATATCCGTGATGCTCGTGATTTTGTTCGCAAGTATGATGGTGTTGAGAACTTCAAAATCTATGGCAACGACCGATTTGAATATGCGTTTATCGCAGATGAATTTGTGGGACAAATTGATTGGAACTTGCAAGACATTCATGTTGCTATTATTGATATAGAGGTTGGTTCTGAGAATGGTTTCCCCGACCCGTATAAAGCAACTGAGCCTATTACTGCCATAGCATGGAAAACATTAAATGGCGGTACTAAAGTTTATGGTTGCGGTGATTACATTGTGCAAGGTGAAGAAGAATACATCAAGTGCGATAGTGAATATGACCTGTGTAAGAAGTTTATACACGACTGGCAAAATAATTGTCCAGATGTTATCTCTGGTTGGAACACCGACTTCTTTGATATTCCATACCTTGTAAATCGATTTAGAACTGTTCTCGGTGCCGATGAGGCGAAAAAACTTTCTCCATGGAACTATATGTGGGAAAGAAAAGTGACCATCAATGGTCGTGAATTAATTCAATACAACATTGGCGGTGTCGCCTCGTTAGACTACATTGAATTGTATAAATGGTATGCGCCAGGTGGCAAATCCCAAGAATCTTATAAACTGGAAAATATCGCCAATGTAGAACTTGGTGAGAGTAAATTGTCTTATGACGAATACGACAACCTACATCAACTGTATAGACTTAACTATCAAAAATTTATTGAATATAACATCAAAGATGTGGAACTTATCGTCAAACTTGAAGATAAGTTAAAACTAATTGAATTGGCATTAACTCTTGCATATGATACAAAATGTAATTATGAGGATGTATTTGCACAAACTCGTATGTGGGATGCTCTAATCTATTCACACTTGTTGGATAAAAAGATTATTGTACCACCAAAAGAATTCAAACAGAAAAATGCTGCCTTTGAAGGCGCATTTGTTAAAGACCCACAAGTAGGTATGCACAAGTATGTGGCATCATTTGACTTAAACAGTCTTTACCCCCATTTGTTAATTCAATACAATATTTCACCAGAAACATTAATTGAACCTTCTAATCATAGCGCAGAAATGCGAAGTGTTTTGGATCAAGGTGTGAATGTGGAAAAATTGCTAAATAAACAAATCGACACATCGAAGTTGAGTGATGTGTCGTTGACACCGAATGGTCAATTCTTTCGAACTGACATACAAGGATTCCTTCCTAAAATGATGGAAGATATGTATGAAGATAGAAAGAAGTTTAAGAAGATGATGTTGAAAGCAAAGCAAGACTATGAAAATGAGACTGACCCTGATAAGAAAGTTGAAATCGATAACCTTGTAGCAAGATACAATAACCTACAACTCGCTAAGAAAGTTTCTCTAAACTCTGCTTATGGTGCGTTAGGTTCGCAATACTTCCGTTTTTATGACTTACGACAAGCACTTGCAGTTACGCTTGCAGGTCAATTGTCTATTCGTTGGATTGAAGGTAAACTCAATTTATACATGAATAAACTATTAAAAACGGAAAAAGTAGATTATGTTATCGCCTCGGACACAGATTCGATATACCTCCGTCTTGGTGACCTTATTGATAAGGTCTATAAAGAAAAGACAGATGTTAATCAAATTATCTCCTTCATGGACAAGGTCTGTGAAGATAAATTACAACCTCACATTGACAAAAGTTACGAAGAACTTGCTTCGTATGTCCATGCGTATGCCCAAAAAATGCAAATGAAGCGTGAAGCTTTGTGCGACAAAGGTATTTGGACTGCAAAGAAACGATACATTCTCAATGTGTATAACAATGAAGGTGTTCAATATAATGAACCGCAGATGAAAGTGATGGGACTAGAAATGGTCAAGTCATCTACGCCTGCAATCATCCGTGAAAAGATGAAACAAACAATTAAACTGATTGTGAATTCAACCGAACAAGAAGTGCAAGACTTTATTGCACAATTCAAAGAAGAATTTAAATCTTTACCACCAGAAGAAGTTGCGTTTCCCCGTGGCATTAATGGTCTAAAAGATTATTCTGATTCCGCAAATCTTTACAAAAAAGGCACACCAATTCATGTGCGAGGTGCAATTCTTTATAATTACATGATGAAAGAAAAGGAATTAACTAAATCATATCCTTTAATTCAAGAAGGTGAGAAGTTAAAATTCACATATCTCAAAACGCCAAATCCTCTGAAAGAAGATGTTATTTCTTTCCCTGTTAGATTACCAAAAGAGTTTGGTTTGCATGAGTATGTAAATTATGATTTGCAATTTGAAAAAGCATTTATTGAACCAATCAAAGTTATTTTAAATTGTATTGGTTGGCAAACTAAAAAAATTAGTTCTTTGGAGAGTTTCTTTGGCTGATATTCGTATAATCAAAACGGGCATCAATGTTTCTAAAATTTTAAAACAACTCGAACAATATCCTTCTGATTGGGGTGTTCAAAAAGAAATAGAAGGTGCTCAACAAATTGATCCTGACTTTCACAGGATTGAAGCAGGTGTCATGCAATTAGTAATGGGTGGTATTAGTCATCCAGATGAAATGGTTTACAATACTGAAATAAGTATTGAGACACCTGCATATGAGAGACATACCGAAGTCATTCGTTTCTTAAAAAGACATTTCCATAAATTTTGTCGTTGTGGATTTTTAGCTTTACCTGTAGGTGAAATGGTTGGTACACATACTGACCAAGGAACATATTACTTAAATAAAGATAGATATCATTTATCGATACAGGGTCGATATGAATATCATTGTGGTGATGATGTTGTAAATGTCGAACCAGGAACTCTACTTTGGTTTGATAATAAGAAACCACATGGTGCAAAAAATATAGGAGATGTGACACGAATAACTTTTGTGTTCGATGTTCCACATCATAAATCTAATCCATGACACAAGTTCTATTACCCTTTTTAACTGCAATCGCTTTATCTGCTGTTGCCGCTTTTTATTCGGTAATAGGCCTTGCACAAATATTTCCAGGTTCATTCTGGCCAATTATATTGATGGGTTCAATATTAGAAGTTGCTAAATTGGTAACAGTTTCTTGGCTATATAACAATTGGAATGTTACTGTGCGGATTATGCGTTACTATTTCAGTATCGCAATTGTATTGTTAATGCTCATCACATCAATGGGTATTTTTGGTTACTTGTCAAAGGCACACCTTGAATCAAATGTAACTCTTGGCGCAAATACAGTTGAATTAAAAACACTAGATACACAAGAAAAGATTGCTAAAGAGAGATTGACTTATTTGTTACAAAGAGCAGGTGACCCGGCAACTGCATCAAATAAAATTGATAGGCAAATCCAAGAAACACAAGCAGAACTAAAACGAATATCAAATGAAAAGTTGCCTCTGTTAGCAGAAGAAAACAAGTTAGCGGCAGAGATTGGTCCTATTAAGTATATCGCCGAGTTATTCTACTCTAAAGATGACCCATCATTTATAGATAAAGCAGTAAGAACTGTTATTGTAATAATCATCGTGGTGTTTGACCCTCTTGCCATTCTTCTACTCATAGCAGCACAACAAACATTACGAAACACTAAATTGCCTGAACCTGAAATCAAAATCAGAAAGGCAAAGAAGAAAAAAACGCTTGACACGAGCAGTGGTCCTAGTTTAGAATCCTTCTTTGTAGATGAAGGAGAAGGCATGGAACATATACCTAAAAATAAGATAACCAAAATGGATGGAGGTACTTTTTAAAATGAGTTTACTTGATAAATTAAAAAAGAATACAACGATTAAAGATAGTGCGATTCTATCCAAATCAAAGTTCTTTACTGAAAAAGATATGGTACCAACTGATGTGCCAATGATTAATGTGGCATTGAGCGGTAAATTAGATGGTGGTATTATTCCTGGTCTTACTATGTGGGCAGGACCATCAAAACATTTTAAGACTGCTTTCAGTTTATTGATGGCAAAGGCCTATATGGACAAATACCCTGAAGCGGTATTATTGTTCTATGACTCAGAATTCGGAACACCTGTCAAATACTTTGAAACATTTCAGATTGATATGGACAGAGTTCTACACACACCTTTGACTGACATTGAGCAGTTGAAGTTCGATATAATGCAACAGCTTCAAGAAGTGAATCGTGGTGATAAACTCATCATTATATTAGATAGTATTGGTAATCTAGCATCTAAGAAAGAAGTAGAAGATGCACTTGAAGGTAAATCTGTTGCAGATATGAGCCGTGCTAAACAAGTTAAATCATTGTTTAGAATGGTAACACCTCACCTTAACCTAAAAGATATTCCAATGGTAGTTGTGAATCATACTTACAAAGAGATTGGTATGTTCCCAAAGGATATCGTTGGTGGTGGCACAGGTTCTTATTACTCAGCAGACAACATTTACATTCTTGGTCGCCAACAAGAGAAAGATGGCACAGAGATTGTAGGTTACAATTTTATTATTAATGTGGAGAAATCTCGTTATGTTAAAGAGAAATCTAAAATTCCTATTTCGGTCTCCTTCGATGGTGGTATTCAAAAGTATTCTGGCTTGGTCGACATTGCGATTGAGGGTAATTTTATTTCTAAACCATCACCAGGTTGGTATGCAAAAGTTGACCAGAAAACTGGAGAGATTGGTGACAAAGTTCGTTTTGATGCCACGCAAACAGATGAATTTTGGCAACCATTACTCAAAAACGAATCGTTTAAGGAATTCGTAAATGGAAAATATGGTATCGCATATGGAAACATTATGGGAGAAACTGCAATTCTGGAAGAAGAAACGGACGATGCTTAGAGAAGGTATTGACTACACCTTTTTAGATTTTGATAATTCTGAAATAACAGGAGTGGCACTATTGAATGAAGAATTCAATGGTGTCATTTACCATTATAATAAAGCAAGAGTTGTTGAAGAAGGTGAAATTGCAAGACTTCAATTCGGATATACTATTGTTCATCCAGGTAATTTTAACATAGATGACTTGAATAGTAACGAAAAATTTCGTATAATTATGGGTGACATACTCACCGAAATATTGACTAGAAAAACACAAGATGAACAGATTAGAACAGATTATTCTAAAGAACCTGATACACAATGAAGAATATACCAGAAAAGTTCTTCCTTTTATAAAGGGAGAATATTTCTCCGACCAAACCGAAAAACTTGTATTCAAAGAAGTTTATGATTTCGTAAACAAATACAAGAATCTTCCAACACACGAATCTCTCGTAATCAACATTACAGAGAAAACAAATCTTACTGAACCTCAAGTAAAAGAATCGATTGAACTTCTCAGAGATATCGAACAAACAAAAGATGATAAGGTTGAACTGCAATGGTTGACCGAACAGACAGAAAAGTTTTGTCAAGATAAAGCAATCTACAATGCCATTATGGAATCTGTATCGATTCTTGATGATAAGAATGGCAAAAAGGCCAAAGGTGAAATTCCACAATTACTTGCAGATGCACTTGGTGTATCTTTTGACAGTAATGTTGGCCACGATTACATGCAAGACTTTGAAGAACGATATGATTTCTATCATCGTGTAGAAACCCGTGTTCGTTTTGACCTTGATATCTTTAACAAGATTACAAAAGGTGGTTTGCCAATCAAAACTTTGAATATTGCCCTTGCGGGTACAGGTGTTGGTAAATCCTTGTTTATGTGCCATGTGGCCGCAAGTTGTATCAGTCAAGGTCATAATGTGTT